TTGGAGGTGATGTAACTATTAGACAGGTAACGGCTGGTAGTTATAACACAACAACAGGAGCGATAACAGAATCTACATCCGACACCACAGTTAAGGGTGTGTTAAGTAATGTATCAAAGTCTGAGGTGAATGATCTTATAGAATCCCAGGACAAAAGGTTAACAATATCAGCAGGGGATCTTACATTTGTACCGACAACAAAAGACAGAGTTGTTATCAGTAGCGTTGAGTTTAAAATTATTCAAGTTTTAACGAATGAGCAAAATAATACACCTGTAAGTTTTGATTTTATCTTGAGGTAATTATGGCTAGAGAAATAAATTTAACTAGCATCAGTGATCATTTTGGTGAAAAAGTCCAAAAAGTTGTAAGGAAAGCGACATTAAAAGCAACAAAAGATATAAAAGAATTTACACCTGTTTTTTCTTTAGATAATTATTCTAATTTAGATTCTATACCCAACTTTTTTACATTGCCAAGTGGCCAAGTGGTTCCGTTTAAAAAAGCACTATTAGATCGACCAACTGGCGGTCAACTTCGTGAGTCATGGCAGACTAAAATTGAACCGTTTATCGGAGAAGTTTTTACAAACGTGGAATATGCAGAGCCTGTTGTTTATGGAACCAACTTACCTCCAAGCTGGGGTGGTCAATATAGGACTCGTCAAAATACTATAAAAGGTTATCCAGAACTTGTAGCAAAACAATTAGAACAATATATAGTTAATGAGTTTAGGAAGGCATAATGGCAGCAATAGATTTAAACACCGTTAGATCCACAATAGAGGCAAGACTAGCGACTGAACTGGCATCAAGCCCTGCAATCCCTGTTGTATTTAACAACATGGCCTTTGACTCAACAACAGAAGATACTTTTGTTCAATGTCAGACAAGTTTTGGGTCAGGTAGTTATCTGACTATGGGAGGATCTGCTAACTCTACAAATAGTGTTGTTGGTTTACTTCTAATAAATATATTTACAGAAGAAGGGATTGGTTCTGGTGCAAATTTGGTAATTGGCAAACGGCTGCGTGACCTCTACAATAATATTACAGTTTCAAATGTGATCTTTGATTCACCTATTGGGCCTGAAGTATTAACCTCAAGTCCTGAAGGTAAATTCCAAACACAAATAAGAATTACTTTTGAAATATATGAGGATCTTTAAATGGAACTAACAGAAGAACAACTTGATGCCGTAGAAGCTGTAAAAGGTAGAAGAGATGCTGCATATTGGGATCCTAAATGTCGTAAGTATTATGCGGAACAACAAAATTCTAAAAAAGATGTAAAAACTGCCGAAAAGAGTTAATATATTACTTAATAGTTCTTTTTTTTGTTATGGCTGTAAAAGGTGATGTAGGAAAACTAATGTTTGAAAATGCTGGCGGCACAGAAGCCAATATTGGTGAACTTAGATCCTGGTCTTTATCTGTTTCTAAAGATACACAAGAAACAACCGCAATGGGAGCAACTTCAAAGACTTTTATAGGTGGTTTAATAAGTGGCGAAGGTTCAGCAGAACTTTTATATGATGCCAGTGGTAACTCAGACTACCAAGCTTTTATTGACGATGTATTCACAACAGGAGATGCTGGCGATGCATTATTTGAGTTATTCCCTGATTCAGCTACAGCTTCCAAAAAAATAGGATTTGCTGGAATAATCACAAATGCTGAATATGGTGCAACACTCGGAGAGATTCAAGTAGTGAATATCTCATTCATAACAAACGGTGCAATAACTTCAGCTATATAGTACATTTTAAATAACAACCCCAATTTAATATGGCGACAAAAAGAAACGTAGACCTCATCACTGAAGCTTTTAGTGATGTGATGACAGCTAGAAGAAAATATGAACTTAAAAATCCTAAAGGTGAGATTTTAAAAGAAATATTCTTCCCACCACTTACGAGGTTTGATAGAAAGCAAGCCCAAGCTGCGGCTGGCACAGATGATGCCCTAACAATATCAACAAGGCTTCTTTGCCAACTTGCAGAGAATGAAGACGGTACAAAAGCGTTTGCTTCTGCTGATGCTGAAAACTTACAGCGATTTTTACCAGAAAGTGTTTTAAATGAACTTGAACTATTTATGATGGATATTCAAGTCGATATTAATACAGCAAAAAACGAATAAGGCGAGATAACTGGTTAAGCTTTGAGTTTTTTCTCGCAACAGAACTAGGAAAATCTGTAGAAGAATTAAGAAAATCAATGACGGAAGAAGAGTTAATACATTGGGCTGGATATTACGAAATTAAAAATGAAAGAGAAAAACAAGAAATGAATCGTCAAAAGGCAAAATCAAGGTAGAATATAATAAAGGTTATTTGTATTTGTGGCACAATCGACAGTTAAGTTAATAGTTGATGCACAAAACGCAATCTCTCCATTAAAGAGAGTAAATGAACAGACCAAAATTTTAAGCAGTAGCACAGATAAATTAAAAGGAAGATTAGATAAAAGTAATAGGTCTTTAAAAAATACTGGAAGTTCAGCACGAACAGCTTCGACAGGTGTTAAAAGTTTAGTGGGTGCATTGAGACCTTTATTAGCAGCTTTAGCTGTTGTTGGAAGTGCAAGATTTGTTTTATTTCAAACAGCACAACTTGAAACGCAAACTAAAGCTTTAGAAGTATTAACAGGTAGTGCTGAGAAGGCACAGAAAATTGTTCAAGAAATAAAAGCCTTTGGTGCTGTTACTCCTTTCAAGTCATCTGAATTAATTGAAGTAACAAAAAGATTAAAAGCATTTGGTTTTGAAACTGAAAATGTTGTTGATATAACAAAAAGAGTTGCTGATATTGCTGGTACGGCTGGGGCTGATATTAATAATGTTGCTTTAGCCATAGGTAAGGTACAGGCAAAAAATAAGTTTATGCAGGAAGAAAATGTGATGCTTTTGGAGAAAGGAATAGACGTGACAAAAGAATTAGAAAAAATTATGAATATGAATGGTGAAACATTAGCTAAAGCTATGAGCAAAGGGGAGGTAGGTGCAGATAAGTTTGTACAGGCTTTGATAAATGTTACAAGTGAAGGAGGTGAATTTTTTAAAGGTGCTTCAAAACAAAGTGATACTTTAGCTGGTAAATTTAGTACTTTAGAAGATGGTGTAGAGACTTTGGCACAACTAATAGGTGACAAATTAAAACCAGCTTTAAAAGGTGCTTTAGATGTGGCGATTGATCTTGTTACAAATATAAATCAAGCAATAGCGGCAGGTTCAATAACAGACGTAGATAAAAAAGCTTTACAAAAACAAGCACAAAGTATTGTTCAAGAGCAAGCAGGTCGTTTTCCAGGCGGCCCTTTTGGTATGGGCGAGGTATCTGTTGGTTTTCAAGGTCAGGAATTTAAAGGTCAACCAGCAGCAGTTCAATCTCAAATAACAAATGCTTTAATAAATGCGGAGGTTGCAAAAAGATTAAAAGAACAACTTGAAATTCAACAGAAATTAGCCAAAGCAACAAACAATATAAGAAAAATTAATGTAGAAAACGGTCAAATTGTAGAGATAACAAAAGATAAGACAAAAGAAACAACACTTGCTTACAGTGAGGGTTTAATACCGTTTAGTGATTTATTTAATCAAAATCTAGGGCAATCTAATATTTTCATGGAATCAATTAGTAATGGTACAGAGAAATTATCTGAAGGTCTTGTAAATGTAAAAAGTGAAGCCGATCAATTAAAAGAAAAATTTATGGAAATAGGTCAAGGAATTGAAGATGGTATTGTGTCAGGTCTTACTGATGCGGTGATGGGAACACAAACATTAGCTCAAGCTGCTATTGGTGTATTAAATGATTTAAAAAGAAAGCTTGTAGAAGTTGCAATGCAACGTGCTGTTTCTGGTATTGGTAATTTCTTTGGAAATGCTTTAAGTGGAATATTCGGTGGTGGTGGTGGTCTTGTTGGTAATAAAGCATCAAATTTTTTAGGTGGTGCAAATCCTTTTTCTGGTGGTGGTGGAGGTATAAGTCCGTTTCTAGGTTTTGCAAATGGTGGCAGACCACCTGTAGGTAAAGCCTCACTCGTGGGCGAAAAGGGTCCAGAGCTTTTTGTTCCTCGTTCTGCTGGTACTATTATTCCTAACAATGCAATGGGTGGTGGTGTTACAAATGTCGTGACTGTTAATGTAGACGCAAAAGGTTCTTCAGTGGCTGGTAATGGTTCTGGGGCTGATGCACTAGGTCAATTAATAGGTGGTATAGTTCAACAAACACTTGTTAAAGAACAAAGGGCTGGGGGTTTATTAAATAGATAATGGCTACTTTTCCTTCAATCACTCCCACTTATGGGATGAGAAAAACAAGCTCACCAAAGATAAGGACAACGCAGTTAGGGGATGGCTATGAGTTTAGGGCTTTATATGGCCTTCCTTTATCTCAAGATCCAAAAGTATATGATCTTACTTTCAACGTGTCTGAGACTGAATCAGATGTAATAGAAGGCTTTTTAAGAAGTAGAGTAAACGATCAGGCAAGTTTTACATTTACCCCACCAGCAGAAGGTTTTACAAAAACAGGAACATATTCCCAAAGCACTACAACTGTGACTATCACAATCACACAGCATGGGGTTGGTATTGGTGATGTTTTAACTATTGACTACACTTCTGGCTCTGCAACTGATGGTGACTTTGCTGTCACATCTGTAACTGATGATAATGTCTTTACAGTTACGGCTGCTGATAGTGCAACTAACAGTGGCAATGTATCAATAACACTTTCTGGAGCTGGTAAATATGTCTGTGATTCTTGGACAAAAACAATACCATATAACAATAGAGCAATAATTAATACTACTTTTAGGGAGGTATTTGAACCATAAATGTCAAATCCTACTTCTCAATTACAAGAACTAACCAACAAATCTATTATTGAGTTGTTTTCTGTTGAATTAAAACCTGATATACATTATACAAAGTCTGCAAAAACAGCTACCTATAGTCAGTCAGCCACAACAATTACTATTACACTAAACTCTCATGGATTTTCTACTGGCCTTGTTTTAAGTCTTGATTTTACTTCTGGGAATGGGATTGATGGGATCTATACCATACAAACAGTTGCGACAAATACATTTACAGTCACAGCAACAACTTCACAGTCTACAAGTGGCAATGTGTCCTTCAATGTAAATGCGACCATAACAAATCCTACTGTTCACCTTTTTCATGCTGGTAATAATATGAAAGATAGTACTGATCTTGTATGGCAATCAAACACTTACACTAGGATGCCTTGCAGGGCAGATGGGTTTAAATATTCTGGAAAAGGTTTACTGCCAAGACCTACTTTAACTTTTTCTAATTTATTAGGTTCTGTTACTTCTATTATTTTGTTAGCAAATCAAACAACAGCTTTTTGTGATCTACAAAGTGCAAAGGTTACAAGAAGAAGAACCCTTGCAAGTTTTCTTGATGGTGTTAATTTTCCCTCTAATATAAATCCTTATGGCACTCCTGACCCTTCAGTAGAAATGCCGAGAGAAGTTTATTTTATTGATAAAAAAACAACAGAAAATAGAAATATTGTAGAATTTGAAATGGTAAGTAGTTTTGATTTGTTTGG